TTACCATTTCGATCTCTTGGTTGATCTTGGCAATTTGCGTTTCCATTACGCCGCGCTGAGCTTCGGGTGAGAACCGCGTAGACATCTGCGCCATCTCGGTCATGCGGCGATCAAGAATTCGGAACGCACCCATGAGCATTTGGAAGCCCATCTGGGCCATGTTGAACGATGCACCAACGGCGATAGCGCTCGTCTTGCTGTTCAGTTTGGATAGTTCGCGATTGGTCGCGGCAACACCCTTGATGACTCCCTTGGGGTCAACCTCAGCGCGTATGACAGCCTTCATGCTTTTATCTGCCATAGGTTTCCTTCTTCAACCAAGGGATGCAGCGTTGCGGCTTCTGCCCAACAGCGTTGCACACCAAGGCCGTAAGCAGCCACTCGCACCGCTCAAGGGTGGTGAGTTCTGATTTGGCAATGAGTCCGCTCATGTTCATGCGTTGCTCGGCGTCTGCAATTCTCCAGAGCCGCCGTTCGGCGGCGTCGTAAAACGTTCTCGATTGATCTCCGCAAGTAGCGCCGAGCAAATGTCTGCTCGGACGTTTGCCATCTCGCCGTGGTTGTGCACGAATGGAGTCCCATCGATGCAGGACAAGCAAGCCGCCCACCAGTACGGATCTGCCGAGGCACGGGTGTAGTCCGCCATCGTGGGCTCACGCACCATGATGACGCCAACACCAGGCACATCCACGCGCCGCGGCTTCGGTGAGATTGAAGAGAGATCGAACGGCATTAAGCCTCCTCAACGCTGATTGACCACATGCCAGGGCCGGAGCCGTCATCCGTGCGTGTTGCGCTAGTGATGTGCCCAGTTAGTACGTACGCCACTGAACCCTTGTCCGTGTAACTAAATGCCACACTCCTGTTTTGAGCGTCTCCTATCGAAGTTGGGTTCATATGCGCTCGGATCGCTACGTCTAAAGCGCTGTCCGCCATGCAGTCAAATGTGACGCTGCGCTGGATGCGTCCGGGCATTCGCTTCTCTGCGAAGTCGGCAAGGCTTGTCGAGTCGAGCGATGAGCGCGAATGGCTAAAGGTCACGTTTTTTGCGAAGTATGTAGCCGCCGTCGATGATTGAAAGTTAAGCGTCAGTGCCCCGCCGTAGCCTGGTGTGATTGCCATTAGGTTGTTTCCTGTACAAGTAGTTCGAGTTGAATATTGCCGATGCGCTCCGCATCGGTCTTGCCGTCATCTATTGATTCGGTGCTCATGGTCACGCTGAACCCGGAGACCACCATAACGCAGTCGTAGGTGGTATTCGTAATTGGCGACATGAAGGTATTTCGCACATCGTCAACCAGTCCGAGGCACTGATCGAGCGTGTCGGCTATCGCTTCTACCTGGACGGTCATTGTCCAGTGGCACAAGGCAGGTATGCCTGATGTCGCAACATCCGCAACCGCACTGGTAATTTCGTAGACGAAACAAGGAGTTGCCACGCCCGCCTGCCGGACGCCACAGAAGGTGTCGGCGTTGACTTCCAATGCAGCCTGGATAGCGCGTTGGATATTACTTAGGGACACTGGTATTCACCATTCCGAGGATCTTGCGAGCCTCAATGAGAATCTCTGTACTGATCGCTTGCATGATCTTGGTCACGTTTGCTTTGCCCCACATCTCGCCATAGTGGTTGCCGGGGATCATGCGGCCAGACTTCTTGTGCATGAACCCGTTCTCTTTCCACGGGTAGACGAATTGCTTTCCACCAGCACGAGCGCCGCCCTTCTTGCCTAGTTGCACCCCAAGCTCCGCGCGAATCGGTGCGCCTGCTGCGCCCATTCGCTTCGGGGAACTGACGCGCGTAGCAGATGCGATGCCCTTGCGATGGATCTTCTTGCCGCTGCGGATGTAGGGTGCGTTGAGTAGAACCGCTTTGAGGTTCGGAACAAACGGCTTGAAGCCCTTGCGGATTGCCTTTTTGCGCACTGCCTCGTTGAGCATGGGCGAAAGACGCGCAAGTGTGGCCGTAACTTCCTTGGTGTCAATGGTGATCTTGACGGGGTTCATACCGTCACCTCCACCGCATTGATCTCTAGGCGCCGGCGCTTCTGATCCCTGTCCCAGCAGCCCTTGATGAAGAACGTGCGCGTTACGCCGTTGTCTACTAGCAGCAGCCTGGAGCGGGTGGTCACTGACGGGTGGAAAGCGGCAAGTATGCGCCAATCAGTGCGCACCTCAACGCCGCCATCGCCTATTCCTTCTTCTGTGTTGGCTGTCTCAATGTGTACCGGGATGTTGGCAAACGAAAGCCAAGACTCCTGCGCCTGGCCAAACGCGTCAACCGTGGCTACTGGATTCTGCGCCGTCATGACGAGGCGCATCATTCCGGATGGAACGTGGCCGGCCATCAGCCGATGCCCTTGCTCATCATGCCGGTGATCCGATCCCAGTAGGTCGAGTCCAGGGCAACCGTGTCATCGCCGCGGCTTGCCACATGGTGTGCCACGCGCTGGAGTAACGCCATCTCTAGCAGTGGATTCAGCGCCGCGTTACCCGCCGTCACGGTCAGCGTTACTGGGTAGGTCAAGTTGTCGATGTCCATGTCGACATAGACCAAACCATTGATTTGGATCTTTGCGCACGTGCCGGTAAGGGGCACTGTCGCACTGTCGCTATAGAGAGCCGTAGTGCCCGCCAGGTCGCCTTGGCGCTCAAGACGGAGGTACAGACCGCCGTAGATCGTCAAGGGCGCTGCGGGCACCCACTGAGTCCTGGTGACCGACTCCACGCACCACCCGGTTCGCTCTTCTAGTTCGCGTACGGCTGCTGCCCATGCAATGCCAATAGCCGGGTCATCCTCCGTGTGAGGAATGCGGGCCCAACTGCGGAACTTTGCTAGGTCTAGAGCCATGGTTCCTCGCTGCAGGTGGGTAGGGCCGAAGCCCCACCCACCTGAAGGATGAGAGGTTTAGAATCAGGCGTTCGTAACTTGCAACTGCACTAGCGCATTGACGCGGGTGAAGTCGGAGTTGGCGAACATCATGCCCTGGTAACGGATGCGCCCAGTACCACTAAGGCTGTACTCGTCGCGAGTGACCGACATCGTTCCCCACTCGCGCATGGCGAACGCTTCTCGGATGTTGCCCAAGCACGCAAGGACGTTCTTGCCAGTGGAGCCTGTAGAAACGTGCGCTGGGAGGTACTCGGTTATGAAAACTGGGAGTCCCATTAAGGTGAACGGAGCAGCGTTCTGCAGGGCTTGCGAATCAGCACTTGGGACGAAGATTGGGACCCCATTGACCGTGATGCCGGCGATTGCGGCGTACACATCTTGCGGCATGATCCATGCAGCGGATCCCCAATACGCGGCAGGCAACTTCGTGTAGCGCATTTCGGACAACTTGGCGACAGTTACACCAGCGGTGATTGCTGCTGCGCGTGTCGTTGAGGCGCTCGTTGCAGTTGTGATGTTGATGCCTGTTGTGGAGTTAACGGTAAAGATGCCCTTCGGCGAGTTGGTGCCAGTACCACCGATGTAGCCCCACTCAAGGTTCTTCGACAACTGAACCTGCAAGTGCGAGAGCACTTCCTGTTCCACGGGGAATCCGGGATCAGACTGTGCAATGAGTTGGTGCGAAACTTCGGTCTTTGGCAAGCAAAGAACCGGAGCAAGCGCCACTTCGGTGAACAGTGGATCAGCAGCGGTTGCTGCAACAGTTCCTGTATCGGCTTGCGTCCATGCAGCAGTGTAATCAGCGGTTTTCAGCGTGCTGTAACGCAGCGCTTGGTAGCCCTGAACACCTGTACGCAGGTCTCCTAAATTGCGCATGATCGAATTCGCACTCAAATATTTGAGCACGGCGTCTTGGTACAGCTTCGGGATGAGAATCGAGCTCGAAGCGGTCGTGATAAGTTCACGCTGTTCCGGGATTGCACCAGTGCGCATGTAGTTCGCGAACTGCATCTCGTACTTCTTGGAATCGCGATACTCGAGCGAGCGCTCTTCGGTCTTCTTGACCATGTTCTCAACAGCGCTCGATGACGCGAAACGCTCGCGCAGTTGCGCGGAACGGATCTCGGCTTCGACCTTGGTAAGTTCGTTGGCGACTTCGTGGCCACGGGCCTCGACTTCGACGGACATGGTGTCCTGGGCGAGAATGGAATCGCGCTCAGCAGTGAGCGCCTTACGGCTTTCAAAGAGTTCGGACAGTTTCATAGCGGCATCCTTAAACGCAGACGAAGACGGGCAATGCCCGACGAAAGGGTTCTTGCTTCAGCGCTCGTCTGCGGATAAGCGCCGTTTTCAACGATGGAAACTTCACGCAGCGCAACCTGCGAGAGTGTGCGAGTGTTGCCGCTCCACGAGTCGGCGATGACTTGGAAACCGAAAGACATCTCAGACAAGACGCCAGCGTCCACCAACTGGCGGACGTCCTTGGCGCGTTGGGTGTCTGGGAGCGTCACCTCAAAGGCGAGGCCGTGTTGATCGCTGCGCAGTTGCAGCAGTCCGCTCTTCGTGTTTGCAAGCAAGTCGCGCGTGTCGTGACCGACAAGGAGCGAGATGTTGCTACTGAGTGACGAATCAAACGCACCGCGCTGAACGCGCTCGGTGAACGGCTTGCCGCCATTGATGCCGCGAATGGTCAGCGGGTGACTCGGTGCGTCATAGACCGAGGCGTAGCCGCCGATCTTGTCGCCTGTCATGGCTAGTTTCGTAGTGCGGATTTCAAGCATTGGTGTCCTCGTTGCTGCCGTCGGGGGCTTCTTCGTTTGCTTGCGCACCAGGCATGGAGACAGACGGCATGTCAAGCCCATCGATCTCGGGCAAACCCATCCGTCGGCGTCCGTCGTTCGGCGAAAGAATCCCGGCCAGCACGAGTTTGGACAGAGCCATGCCAGCATCCCTCATGTTTCCTCGTAGCAGGATGTCGGTATCAAGCCGAGCGTGCTGACCGGGATTGCAGAGTTTGCGCGTGATCTCCGACTCCCACGCGCTAACCCATTGGGCGAGTGCGCCATCGACGTAGGCGCGTGCTGTTTCAGATTGGGAAGAGAGAGCGCCGCCGCCCTGCTGGTAAAGCATTTCAGGAGGCACACCAAACGCCCGAGCAATCTCCTGCACGCTGAACTTGCGGCTTTCGATGTTGCTCGTCGTTGTCTCTTGACTGATCTTCTCCGCCTTCATGCCCTCGCGCAGAATCAGCGGGCGCGAGGCGCCGTCTGCCGTTGCGTGCATGGTTTGCCAGGCGTCGCGGATGGCTTGAACCGTCTGATCGGACATGGCACCAGGGTGAGAGATGGCAACCTTGCCACTCGAACCCGTCTTAATCAGGGAACGGTGTGCCGCCTCTTGGTCTGCGGCTAGATCCATGGCAGCGCGAGCGGCGTCCATTGGGCCCACAAACCACCCTGGTTGATTGACATTTGGGTAGCAACCGAGGTGCAAAACCTGATCACTGGACAGCGTTGCACCCCCAATGCGGTACACCAAACCGTCTTCCGTGATCTCTGCTTGCGCGGCGCCGATCGGCATCGGCTGTAGTTCTGCCACTTCGCCGGTACTGTCGCGGCGAATCAAGGCAAGACCGTTGCCGCCTTCGAGCGCACACGCCGTGATGTAGCGCCGGAACTCGTAGCCGGATTGCCAGCGTGAAGCCTCGCGCGTCATCAGTTGCGTGATTGGTGAGTCAACCTCGTTGCCGCTCGCGTCAATGATTGAGAACGGGAGCCGCGCTAGGTCTGCGCTGATGAGTTGCGTAGCACGCACCACCGCTGGCAGCGAATTGATCGCAGGTGTAGCAAGTGGCTCCGGTCGTGCGTAGACGACGGTCGCTGAACGGAAGCCCATGAAGCGTGCGAATAGACTCACACCCGCATGGAACGAATGTGCCTCAGGATGTCAACTCGGATTTCTGTAGTTCCACTCTTAACCAATAGGACAAGCGCTAGTGCTGAGTCCGGTCGACTCGCGCACCTGATGATGCTCCATCAAGAGCGCTGCCATGTTGCCGGACACGATGACGTCCATGTTCCCCTTGCCACCGCGTCCCTTTACCGGCCGGATATTGCCCACATTGTCTGAAATCAAGGTGATTTGGTTGAGTCCGGACACCAAAACGGGG